GGCTTGGTCAATTTTTGCCTTATCTGGAGCACCATTAAATGAAATAATAGAGCCAATAAACCCTCCAGGAACAGGTGTTACGTTAAAATCTAAGCCTGTTTCAGCGTGTAATTGTTGTATTTTAGACTGATCTACAGGAAATTTAGCATAAATTTGGCCTGTAGCCTGTTCTCCCTCTTTTAAATTAGGATCCGCTAAAGTTCTAAAGTTGGAAGCTGCCATTGCTGCTTGATTTAATTCTGTACCCAAAACAGCTAATGTTTGTAATCGTTCTTCATCAGACAATGGCCGTGGTCCCTGAGCCGTGTTTACTGTTAAAGGTATCACGACATTGTAATTTGCATTACCCTCATAAGTACCTAAACCAACTTGCATTCTAGATATCTCTGCTTTTTGTCCAATGACATTAGAAATAATATCCTCTACGACAGACGGTTGTTTTGCTTGTTTCGTAATTAATTTTTTTAATCCTGATACATGGATCGAGTTAATACCTTCCATTACTTTTGGATCGGTTCCGAATTCATTAATAATTTTTTCTACTTCTTTACCTTGTGGAGTTAAGAAAGATCCAATCTCAATCGTACCTTTCATAGCTTCTTTATATGGAGTTATTGTTTTTTGTAATCGCTCAGAAAATCCTGGTTGCAGGACATCGGTTTCAATATTAATTCCTTGGTCATATAGTTCTTTAATTAATTCTTGTCCTACTTGTTCGTAGTTAGATGCTACTCCTCTAGCTTGAGACCACATCAAAGATTGTAATTCAAACGGTTGTAATTCTTGTCCTTTAGGTAATTGTTTATTTACTTCTGCTGTTAGATTATTCATGATCCCTGTCATCGTGTTATACAGTTCAGGGTTCGATGCTAATTGATCTGGTTTAACACCAAACATTTTTGCCATTTGTAAATCATTAACCACATTCGGTTGTCTTTCTCCTACTCCTGCAAAGTATTTCATGGTGTCGGTAAAGTTACCAAATTTAGGTGTATTAATAACTTCGTCTTTGTTCGCTAAATATTTATCTAAACTTTGTTGTGTTTTAAATCCTGTCATGGATGGTTGGTTTTGTTTTAAATCAGAATACACACCGAGCGCTAGTTTTAAATTTTGTTTCGGTGCTACTCCACCTGATGTTACAGAAACAATATCAATAAAGTTTGCTACATCTTTATCGGTTGCGTTAGGATCTATGGTAGTAACTAATTTTTTTAAATAGTTTCCTGAACGTTGATACCAATAACGTTTATCAGGATCCGCTGCAGCTTCTAACGAACTATTAACCAAATTAATATCTGGCATTGTTAAGTTAAATTTTTTGACAATTTTAGGAACGTCTACATTTGTTTTATCACTTAGTTCTGTAATTGATTGCTCATACACTGTATTATAAGTTTTAGGATCAAATCGATATTCAATAGGAGTTACTTCTTTGGCTTTGTAGTCTACGTCTTGTAAATTACTTTCTCCAAATATTTTGGTTGGGTTCGTAGCTTCAATATATTGTTTTGTGTTTTTATCTTTTGCTAAAAATTCTTTTGGATCTTTCATGGTTAAGATAGAAGTATCTATCTTAGGTGCAGGAGGGAAACTTTCTTTATTGATTTCTATAATATCACTTCCTGGAATAGGAGTAGTTAATTGTTTTGTTTCTGGTTCAGGAGGATTTAATGTTTCTACGTTGGACATTAATTCATCAATGGTACTGTAGCCTGGTAACTTACTTAATTCTTTAATTTCTTTTTGTATCTTATCAATGTCTTTTTGTTGTGGTCCAAACACGCTACCCGATGGAGTTTGGGATACCGATTTTAAAACATCTGGATTAACTAAATTAGTTGCAGGACCTGCAAATACTCTTTTTAATGCTTCTTGAACTAACTCTGGATTAGACTCAACTTGTTTCTGCATTTGTTGTGTAGTTACAGCACCTCCGGCAAGTAGTCCTGTTCCTACAAGTAATTCATATAATGCGGGTATTCCTAATATTGGAGCTGCCATGAGAATGATTATACAGAATAAAAGCAGGTAATCCAAGGAGAGCCAAGAATTACCTGCCCCATTCATTAACCAAAAATTATAAACCTATAAGAAAGTTTATGCCCTATTGTTATAGGTAAGTTTTTGAAAAAAGTCAAATTGTGTATATCTCATAATTTATGTAATTTTATGGGTTGACATATTATTTATCACTATTATAAGCTTATGATTCCAAACAATCAAAAAGGTATAAATATGGACGTATCAAAATGGAAATCTGTAGCGGTAGATGTTAAAAGTTATTATCTTCTACAAGCATTATGCAAACATGGTTATAGAAAACCTGGAGCCATGATTGCCAAATTAGTAGATCAAGAAGTAAGTAAAGTAGCTAAAAAGAATAATGTTAGTTCTTCTAAAATGATTGAACAATTGTTAAGTGAGGGTATAGAACATCAAGGAGAAAAAACATTAAAAAACGGCCATGATAGTTAAGGCTACTCATACCAATAAAGACTTTAAAAAACGTAGAGGTTACGAATTTGAAGGTTATTATTGGGATGGTCAAGAAAGCTTTTTATTATGGAGAAAAAAATTTTGGAGGAAAAAAAATGTTAATTTACGGAAACACACCCAAAGACATCAAGCAAAAAATTAAAGATATGATAATGAAAAATAAGGTTACTATTATATCCTTAATTGTAGCATTTATACTAGGTGCTATCATTTTTTAGAAATGCTTGATTTTATTCAAAAAAATGTTAAGATAATCTTATGAAAGCTTTTCGTATCCAAGTTAGATACAAAGGTTACTATACCGATGGGATAGTCCTAGGAAATAGCTTTCATGAAGCAGGGTTGATCTACTCTGAAAAAGTTAAAAGCGGAGAGATTACTGCTAAACCGAACAGTAACTATACACCCAATAGACTGTTCTTAACTTACGAGGAGGTTAACAGGGATGATACAATCTCAGTTAATACTAGCAAAGAAGATAGAGTTGGAATCTAAATGGAACCAACTTTATTTAGAAAACGGTAAAGTTACTACTGACATGAACTACATTCAGGAAGAAATTAGAAAATGTAGAAAGCAGTTAGTTAATCTTGACCTAGACATTGCTAGAATAGAATCACACTCACCCAATCCTACAGATTTTAGTTACGCTTCTTAGTTAACTAATTTTGTTTGTTTTTGGGAACACCCCAAGTTTGGCATGTTGGGCAAGGGAGACCCGTCACTGCAAATTTACCTTCTACTGCCATTTCAATTAAATGATAAAAATATTTTATGTTTTTGCCTTTAGATATTTTGTAATTAAAATATCCATATAATTTTATAAATCGTTCTACCGGTAAATAAGGTTTCATAGAATGAACTAACTTTACATCTTCCATAGTAAACTTAGAAAACTTATTTGTTTTTTTTATGTATTTTTTTAACTTCATTTTCTATTTGTTGTTTTTTAAATAGAGCATTCTGTCTGTATTGTTGTTGTATTTTTTTTGCGTTTTTAATTAACCATGAAAGCAAATGTTTATATTTACTCTTTTGCTTCACCCCAAGATCTCCCTAATGCTACATCTACTGTGAAAGGTACTTTTAGATTTTCAATACACGTTGTCATCTTTTCTTTAATTAATTCTGTGTCTTTTTCTTCATTAATAGAAAAACATAATTCATCATGTATTTGTAACAAAGGTCTATGTCCTGCTTTATAACAATCAATCATGGCTTGTTTAGATTGATCTGCTGCGGATCCTTGAATTAATCTATTTAATGCTTTGTAGGTTCCTGCTCGTTTAATATTGTTTCCATAATGTGCCTTAGCTTCTTCGTATTTCATAGATTGATACATACCAAAAGTAGTTGGCTCCCACATATCAAATCTACATTTACGTCCTTTAATAGTTCTTATAAATCCAAATTTACTTGCCGAAGACATTACTTCATTAGCTAATTTCTTAACAAAAGGAACTCTTGCATCGTATCGCTGTAGTAATTGCTCTGCATCTTCTTTAGATATCCCAAGTTCTCTAGATAATTTATTTTTACCCATTCCATAAAAGATACCCAGGTTAATTGTCTTAGCTGCTGATCTTGGTATACCTGCCATATCCGCAACCAATTGATGGAAGTCCGCCTCTTCATTTTTGTAAGCTTGAATAAATTCATCTGCACCGGTAAAGCCTTGCTCAATAGAAGCTGCATAGTGAGCCACGAGCCGTGGTTCTTGCTGACTGTAATCAAAAGAACCCCACTGTCTTCCTTCTTCGGGTAAGAATAAACTTCTAATTTTATTTCCGTATTCTTTGTTACGTGCAGGAATTTGTTGTAGGTTCATGTTAGAATAACTCAATCGACCTGATACCGTTCCTCCGCCATCGGATCTTAATTGGTGTATCTCAGAATGAATTCGTCCTTTAAAAGAATGCCTATCAATTGCATCTAAGAAAGTAGAATGAAATTTATTTACTTCTCTTGCATCTCTAATTAGTTTTGCAATTTTATGTTCACAATTTTCTAACCAATTAGCAGTAAAGCTAGGTTCTTTTGTTTTTTCTGTTTTAGGATAGTCTAAACCTAAATGATCAAATACTTTTGCTACCGATCGATTAGCCCATATATCTACTCCCATACCGGTAAGGTCTTTAATTTCTCTTAATATTTTATTTTCATCACTAATGAATTCTTTCTTTAGTATTTTGATTTTATCTAAATCCACTCTAAGTCCTGTCATCCTCATTTCAATAAGAATAGGAAGTAATTCCATCTCCATTTCCCAGACATCTTGTAAATTTTCTTTTATAATAATAGGTTTTAAATGTTGCCAAAGTTTATAAGTTAGTGCTGCATCTTGTTCTGCATAATGACCTACATACCCTGCAGGAAGCTTCCACATATCTTGTTTAGGATCTATTCCCCATTCCTTTGCTTTTTCATTTAAAAAGTTTTCTGATTTAATTTCTCCTAACAAATCAAAACACAAGGCATTTAATGAATAGGAATATCTATTCTCATTAACTACTGCAGCTGCAATCATAGTATCAATAATAGGTCCTTTAATTTCAAAACCATTAATCTTTAACCAACCTACATCGTATTGTGCATTATGAAATATTTTAGGACAAGGTAGTTTTAATAAATCTTGCATATAGGCTGTAGTAATAGCTAAATCCATATTGCCACCTGCATCATGTTGAATAGGAAAATAATATTGCTGACCTGCGGTAGCCACAGCAAAACCTATAATGGCTCCATCAAATCGTGGCCATCCTGGACCTAATGTTTTTAAATTAGGATCCTTAGTTTCTAAGTCAATGGCAATTGCATCAGCATGAGATAAATCTGGGTATTCTGATGGACATACCCAATCTGATTCTTGAAAAGTAAAGTTAAGTTGATGTGTCATTGTTTATTATACATTAAAGTTTCATTTTCTAGTGCAGATACTTTGGGTAAAGATGTATTTACAAAAAGCAGATCCAAAACCATTAACTTGTTATTAAAGAATATTGTATCAATGTCAAATACTTTAAAATTAGAATTAGCCATGTAGTTAATGTAATGTTCAAAAAAAGGAGCTCCTTTATTGTTATGATGGATTGGACATTCTAATTGAACAAATTTAGTATTTTGAAATAACTCTAAAGATCCTTCTATAATTTCTAACTCTGCTCCTTGCACATCCATTTTAATTAAATCATAAGTTTGATTAGGTACTATGTCTTTTAATGGTTTTACCAACATTGTTTTTTTATTAAATTCAATATTAGAGTTTTCATCATATAAAGAATTACCTGTTTCTTCTGTTTCTTTTTTACTAAAATTAAATGATCTTTCTTCTTTTTGTTGACCTACTACTTCATGATAAAAATTTCCTAATACTTCTAATTTGTCTTTATACTTATCGTTAGGATCTATTAAATAATAATTTGCGCTAGGGTAAATTAATTTAAGTTTACTTGTCCAAGATCCTTTGTAGCAACCAACATCAATAATGTTATTTAGTTCTATACCATTTTCTTTTAATCGTCTGTATAGATTGGTGTTAACTTCTATAGGTTTATTCATTATTCTTTTTTTCTCTTAAATACTTTATTTCTAAATCACAATAATGTTTTATTTTTTCTAGATCTTCTATGCCATTTTTATTTTCATAACGGCACACATATTTAACTACGTTCCCTTGAAAGTAGGATAATTTATTAATTCTAATAAATGTCCAAGGTTGAATTGTAAATTCTTTATAGTGGGATCCTCCAATTTGGTTGTCGTCTGGAAATATTTTAAGAAAGTCGTCTTTGTTTGTCATAGTTTGCCTTATATGTATTAAATAATTTTCCTAATGGAAAATGATATTTATGATCTGTATTAACTAAGTGCAGGTGATTTTTTGTACGAGTAACACCTGTATACCATACTCTTAACTCTTTTACTTTTTCTTGTAGATTTTTTCTCTCATAGTGAGATGGCCAATTAGCCTTAGCCATTAAAACTACATTGTCGGCTTCTCCTCCTTTAACTGCATGTATTGTATCCACGATAATATTTGATTTGTTATTAAGATCACCATAACTATTTATGAGTCTTTGTAAATATTCTTTTTCTTTACTTTTAAATCTTATCTTTAATGCATCTATCCAATGTCCTTTTTCTTCTCTAAGTCCAGCTCTAATTTGTAATTCATCATAATTAAATACTTCATTAGGATGTGCAAACGACCATTTTTGACTGTCAGCACTTCTATAGCCGTGGTCTATGTTTTGAATAAAAGTATACATAATACAAGCCTCTTCTCTTGTAATAGAACCACCATTCATTAAATGACCCCATGATTGAATTGCTTGATAATGCTCAATTTTAAAAGACTTCCTACCCTGAACATCTTGATAATATATCCCCATATCGTACAAATCCTGCTGTATTTCTTCCTTCACGGTATTTATCCTACAAAGTATCATCCAAGTCTCATTTCGATTAAATTTGACCCTTTTTATGTCAGTATAGGTATCTATAAACCCCTCAATATCTTTAGGATTAAACTCTTTCTTCTCTCTATACCCCTCAGCTGGCAACATCATTAATTTAGAGAAGTAATGAATTCTTCCTGGTATTCTTCTAGATTGTTTTAATATCTTCTTCTTACCAGGAAAGGATATGAAAAAATCAGCATCTGCTCCATTCCATTCATAAATAGCTTGATCGTCATCTCCTGCTAAATAGATGATCTCAGAATACTCCGCTAATTTCAAAACTAAGTCCCATTGTAAAGGAGTAAGATCTTGAGCTTCATCTATCATTAATACTTTTAATTTAGGAGGAATACCCTCATCAATAAATTTAGAGATCATGTCTGTGAAATCTAATCGATCTTGAGTTCGTACACCTGGAGAACTTTCGTAGGATTTAAATAATTCATATGCGGTTATGATAGATATGAATTGAGGTAGTCTTACTTCTTTTCTTTCCTGTTGTTTATATAATGCAATTGGATCCTGTTTCGTGTTCCGTGCTTTATCGTAAATTTTTAAAGACCAATTATTAAAGACGCATTGTTCTTCAAAACCTTTTTGTATGTTTATTTTTACTGTTCCGTAATCGGTATGAAATTGAATCATATCTTCATTAGGATCTAATACCGGTATGTCGGAAAATTGTTTTCTGGCAAAACTATGAATAGTACTGAAATAAGGAAACGTCTCCTCTGTGTAAGCAGAGTTAATTGTTTTTAAACGATCAATAGTTTCATTTACTGCTTTATTGGTAAAACTAAAATAAGCAATTTCATTTGTTTGCACACCATGTCTTAGATAATATTTTATCCTTCTTAATAATTGATACGTTTTACCTGTACCTGGAGGACCGAATATTTTAATTGTCTTGCCATGGAGCTGATTTCTTTTCATGTCTCACCTCTTTATTCTTATACTGCTGAATTCTTGGCATAGGACTTCTCCAATGTCTTGTCTGTATATTATCATGTTTCTTGCTAGGTGTGGCACCTCCAGACTGTAAAAAATTAGTACATTCTTTATATCCCCAATTACTTCCCATTTTCTTCATAAACTTTTGAAACGTTTGTATTTTAAAGCGAAGCTCTGTTGCTTTCGTAAGATCTTGATTATCTAACCACAAATAACCATTATCAATTTGATCAAAAGATTCATGTAGTTCACTGTCTTCAAAAAATTGAACCATTTTAGAATTATAAAAATCATCCTTATCAGCTAGTGCATCATATCCTTCCATATCAATTTTATTTTTAATTAACTCGTCTTTAAAATCAGACCATGGGTCAGGTGATTGTTTAGATGCTTTTAATGTTCTCCATACAATATCTGCAGTTTGTAATTTCTCAGCAAACAATCTTTGTGAGTACAATTCTTTATTATCTAATTTAATATTAACTCCATTAACAGGAAGCACCCAATATGGTTCAGGATAGACATTGTATTTAATAAGTTTACCAACCTCTGGCATACTTTCGTTTCTATTAATTCCATATTTTTTTGTTAAACATTTTCTTTGGTCGCAATGTGCCTTAGCAATAGAAGTTCCACATCTAAAACCATATTCATTTTTTTTATGTTGATTGATTAATGTATTTAATTCTTTACCAGATAAAGGAGGTTCTCCTACAATTTTATTAATTTCTCTAAATAGTTCTGGCCATTCATGCTCGTCTGGATTAATTTTTTTACATAGAACAGCGCAGTTGAACATAGCATCATTTCTTCCATGTCCCTCTTTTACTTTGTTTTTAATAAAGCCTTGCACACAAGGTGGATAATCTTTTAATTTAGGATCCTCTGTTGTCTCAGTGTTTATTTTACTTAGATCCTCTGGTTTCACTATAAATTTTTGAACGTAGGTATATAAATCAATAAAGGGTACTCCCATTCCATTATCATACAAAGCCATTCTAGTAGTTCTTGCTGCTTTTTGATAAGGTAGGTTTACAAAATTTCCTTTTTTCTTTTCATTCCAATCCTCTGGAGTAAGATCCACATAATCTTGTGCAGGAAATATATCAGTTGTTTCATCCTTGACTCCTAAGTCACTTGCAATTTCAATCAATTTTTCTCTCATTAGTTTTGCAGGTACAGTTCCATCTATATGGATAATTAAATGAAGTCCGTTAGATTTAGATCTATAAGGAACTAAAGGATATTTTCTTTCTCTTATTATTTTAATAAGAGTTATGTGATCTAGATTATATCTATCAACGTCTATGACACCCCATGAGCATGTAGAATCATCACGAATAGGAACGACACCGACATGCCTAGAGCCATTAACATGATCAGACCAATCAGAATTTTGAATAGGGTGTTGATTGATCCAAGACTTATATTCATCTTTACCATCAGGTCTTTTAGTTCCTTTAGGTTTAGATTCGCCATAATAAGTTTCAGACCCTTGGAACAGCTTTTGAAACTGTTCCAAGGAAGTTACCTGTGATTGCATTAGAAAGGAGCTTTTTCGGCTGTTTCCTCATTATCGTATTTAACTTTCACTTCACCGCCCGAACATGACTTATAAAAATCATGAGCTGCTTGAAGTACAGAATTATTAGGAATTTTACTTACATGCTCAATGTCCCAACCATACCAAGATCCTAAAGAGTTTTTTTCAAGAACTGTTTTAAGATTGTATACTTGTGTAAACATCGCAGGTTTGTAAAACCCACTTCCATCTTTTTTCTTTTCTTTAATGGATTGCATCATTGAATTCCACTTTTTAGATTTTTTTCTTTGTGTAGATTTCATAGTAATTAATGCTGTTTCCGTTGGCATGTCTTTATCTAATATCAATACATAATGAGATGCTGTTTCTTCAACATAGTTTCCATTTTCTAAACGGTCTTTATTAAAGTCATCTCTAGTAGTTTTAGATAAGATGTCTGAATCAGATTCATAAATATTTGCAGGTGAACCTGTTCCCTCTTTTCTATCTTGCCACTCTATATATTGTAATTTATAAAAACAAGGAACCACATTAATTCCTTTTTGACCGTCATATAATTGATTAGTCACTGTATTATAAATCATACCAGGTCTAGCATCAGGAATGAATTTAGAATCTCCTTGAGTTACTTGTGGAGATAGTTGTCCTAGTATTTTTAAAAAAGGTAATGCTAAATCTTTTGATGTAAGATTTTCAAAACCTTGATCGCCAAAAGATTCAATATCTAATACTGCAACTTCTGACTTTGCTTTCTTTACTACTTCGTTTTTTACTTGTTCGTTACTCATTGTTTCTCCTTATTTGTTAGTTATTTTAGTTTTGTTTGCTATATATACTCCAAACAGATCCATAGGGATTTGTTTCCCATCTTCAATCTGTTCTCTGACAAAACCTTTTAAAGTCATTGGTTCTACTTTTTGTTTTTTATTATAACTAAAACCATTTTCTTCACAGACTTGGATTAATTGAGATACTAAATTATCTTGTCCTTTATCAAAGGACGCAGTAACTGTATTCTTAATTAAACTGTCTTTGCCGTTTTGCCTTAGCCAATCAAAAGCTTCCTGCTCTCTTTCGGTAGGTATTTTAGCGTAGTAGGCAGGTTTGACCTCAACCCTTGAACCATCTCTTAGATCGATCGAATCAACACCTGCCTGGTGCATCAAGTCGGGAATGACCCGCTCTTGAAGATCTTTTGCTTTTTTCTGCAAGATAAGCAATTCGTTTTCTTTACCTTCTATTTCTCTTAGTAAATCTGTTAATTCATTACACTTAGTGGCGATGCCATGTACAGCTTTGTCATCTACACTTATTTTTATATTTTCGATATCCATGTTTGATACGTATAATTATTTCCTTTACGAAGTCAACAATTAAATATATACGATTTTTATGGATTATAAATTTAAAACAAAACCTTACGAACATCAACTACAAGCTATTAAAGATTGCAAAGATAAAGTGAATTGGGCTTTTTTCATGGACATGGGTACAGGTAAAACTAAAACTACCATAGATAATCTAGGTATGTTGTATCAAGAAAAGAAAATCGAATCAGCTTTAATCATTGCTCCTAAATCTGTTTACGCCATGTGGGAAAAAGAAATTAATACTCATCTATCAGATGATGTAAGTAGATACATACAAGTTTGGAATTTAACGAAAACAAAAAAAGTTAATATCATTAACCATAAATTATTAGATACATTTTCTATTCTATTAATGAATGTAGAAGCTCTATCTAGTAAAAATGGATTTGAAAATGCATTATTGTTTTTACATATTAATAAAAAAAGTGCTGTCATCATTGATGAAGCTACTACCATTAAAAATCCTAAAGCTAAACGAACTAAACATATTCATAAGATTGCTCCGTTGGCCGTGGTTCGTAGGATCTTAACAGGATCTCCGATTACTAAATCACCTTTAGATTTATATGCACAATGTAAATTTTTAGACACTACTTTATTAGGATATGATTCGTTTTATGCTTTTAGAGCGAGATATGCAGAGATGCATACTATTTATACAGGAGCCAATCAACAAGTGCAGATACCAAAATTTTATAAAAATTTAGATGAGCTAGAATATAAAATTAAAACTTTTTCTACCAGAATTAAAAAAGAAGATTGCTTAGATATACCAGAAAAAATATATGAGCAAAGATATGTTACGTTAAAGAATAAACAAGAATTATTGTACGAGAAATTAAAACAAAAAGCCTTTGCTGTATTAAACGATAGCACTGTTTCTTTTACTAACAAACTAACTGAAATATTAAGATTACATCAAGTTACAAATGGTTTTGTAAAAAATGATAATGGAGAAACAGAAGAATTAGAGAATCCAAAAATGGATGAACTAATGACAGTGTTAGATGAGATTAATGGTAAAGCAATTATTTGGGCTAACTATGTTAAAAACATACAGGACATTGCTTATGAAATATCTAAAAAATACGGTAAAGATAGTTGTGTTACTATGTATGGAGCAACCTCTGTAGATAGTCGTAAAAAGATTTGCCATGACTTTCAAACGGATCCTAATGTTCGTTTCTTTATTGGTAATCCAACCGTAGGAGGTTATGGATTAACTTTAACTGAAGCTGGTTATGTTATTTATTTTTCTAATAATTACAACTTAGAAGTGAGACTTCAATCGGAAGACAGAGCACACCGAATAGGTCAAAAAAAGAACGTTGTTTACATTGATATAATAGCCAAACAAACAATAGATGAAAAAATTGTAGATGCTCTCAATAAAAAACTTACCATATCTGGAGAGACCTTGGGTGAAGAAATTAAAACTTGGCTTAATTAAAAAAATCATTATATTATCATTTGAATAAAACAATTGGGTTTTATTCCTTCTATTTGTTGTGGTTAACAAAATAGAAAAGGGCAGTAGCTTTTAGTACTACAGCTACTGCCCTAGTTACTTTACTGAATTAAATTAAGAATCCAAATACCTGCTACAATTCCTAATCCAATATATGCTATTTGTGTATGTGTTAGTTTCATTATTACCTTGTAGTTATTCTTCGTCCTCGTCATCATAAGAATCGTCATCACAATCCTCCTGATCTTCCATTTCTTCAACTTTATCTCTAAGAGTTACTAGATCCTCTTCTATTCTATCTAGTATGTCCATTAAGGTTTCTTCTTTCTTTTTTGGCATGTCATCCTCCCGTTGGTTAGAACGAAATGGTAACCTAAGAAGGATGACAATAAAAGACTAGGTATGAAATTTATTTGTTAATAAATTCAAGTTCCTCTTCTGTGTAGGGAAACATTATTTGATATCAACCTTTTGAGAAGTCTTTTCCACTTCTTTAATACCAAACTGTATTTTTAACATTCCATCTTCCATCTTTGCTTCATCTACAATTGCTTCATTGGGTAATGAAAATTGTTTAAAGAAAGATTTAGTAGATAAACCTTTTTGAACATAGTCTACAGCTGAATTATCTACTTTACCTTCAATAGATAAAACACCATCGTTAACTTCTACAAGAACATTTTCTTTCTTGAAGCCAGCTAATCCTAGTTCTAAACCGTATTTACCTTTAGAATATTTTACAACATTCCAAAAAGGAAACCCAGTTACTTTTGACCAAGAATCAAAAACACCATCAAAAATGTCCAATCCTTTATCAAAAAATTGTTTGTGTACGTAATTAATTAAATCAAAACTTGTCATATATTACTCCTTGTTATAGTTAAGCAAGTTAATATGGCCAGCCACATTGCTGCACCATGGTTAGTATATAATAATAAATGTATTTAAATCAAGTACAGATATATGATTTATAATGATTTAGTTGGAATCTGTATATGGGCTAAAACTTTTCCTTTATTAGGACCTTCTTTAATAGTGTATCCTTGACCATTTTTGTTGATATCTACTTCTTTTCTATTTCTTAATAATAACTTTTCTTTATTTTCTTTTTCTTTTATCTGATTGTTTTTTATAATTAAATCTTTTAGTCTTTCTTTATGTACTTGATAACCACCAGAAATATCTTTTAATTGATTTTCTCTATCTAAAAATTTGTATTCTATTTTTACTACATCAAAATCTTTTTGTATTTTTTTACAAATAGTTTCAGCATCAAATTCACCGCAAGAGTACACATCAAACTGCATTAACGCTGGAGATGGTTCATCCCAAACATGCATCACAATGTGTGATGTTTCTATAATAGCCGCACCTGTAATTCCTCTATTACCAGGAACATTATGATAAATAACATAAGGACCCATTAATACTTTCATTTTAATAGATTCAATAAAATTAAATAACCAATCTTTGAGGTACTGTTCATGCATTGGTGGGTTAATAGCCTCTGCTCTAATGATTAAATGTTTATGAACTAAAACTTCTTTTGGTTGTTCTACGTTATTCATACCAGAACTACCCCAATCTTGATCGTCTTCGTTTATGAAAATTCCTTTTGTCATTTCAAAAGTTTATTTCAATTTTTGAAACTGTTCTACCCTCTGTAGAAATTTATCTGAATATTCTTTTAGTTTGTCTTCATTTAGTAGGAAGCTCTGATAAGTAAGATCTTTACAACATATGGATATGATACCTTGCTCGATAGGACCATAATTTTTCACATGAGCTAAGTAATAGGCTCCCAATTGATATTTATAGTCCTCTACCCATTCTTCCTTTTTAGGTTTATTAGACTGTTTAAAATCTACAATGGTTGGTTTACCTCCGTACAAGGCTACACAGTCTGTAGTACCGGCATACTTATCCTCGTAGGCCAGACTAACTTCATTTCCCCAAACCTCTGTAAGATCTGTTAAATTCTCTAATATCGTATGAGCCATGATCCGTGGTCTCTCCCCCTCTGGAGATTCATTATAATACACTTGTCCATTTAAATAGTTCTCTAATACATAATGCATTTCTGTACCACGTTTAGTGGCTTCTCTTAATATCTGCTCTGCTTTTGCATCCCCTTCTTTTTTTCTCCATCGCAACAACCCTTGTCTTTTTTCATCTGACTGAGTAGCGGATAGGATAGTAGTTACAGAGGGAACTTTCTTTTCCTCTACTAAATATTTCCTTCCTGTCTCGTCTGCAAAACGATTGTAATGTTTATAGGGATACTTCTGTACTTTAGAGAAGTCTTCGATTTTAAATAAATTATTTTCTTTTATGATTTTCACTATTGTCGTAATAGCATAAGAACGATAGTAAATAAACCACCAATTATCGATCCTGCAGAAATAACTAATATTCTTTTAATATTGTTAATTTCTGTATGTAATTGTTCTATTTTTTGACAAGTTTGTTTCTGCATAATTCTGCAAAGCTTTTCGTGATCATCTATTCTTTGATGTGCTGTAGATGAATTACGTCTAGCCATTATCGTCTACCTGCTATTACTGCACCTAATGTATCACCAGGAAACAGTGCTTGATAGGTTTGAGGGTTAGCTGCTAAAGAAGCTATTCCACCAGCTCCCTGAGCCGTGGGCATTGTACTAGGTGCCATGGAAGCTCCTGTAGATGCACCAGGTAAAATAGATCTATCTAAAGTAGGTACGTTAATTTGTTGTTCCGTAGTAATTTGTTCTCCACCACCTCTAGTAGGTTTAATAGACATTTTATCTTCTTCCGTGACTAATGCAGCATTAGCGTTTCCAGATTTAGCTATAGTGTCCATGTACTCATATAAATATTGTCTTTCTTCTGGAGATGAGTTAGCCGCAATAACTCCTAATTTAGTTAAATGTTCTGCTATTCCTTGATATCCTTTATTACCTGCTATTTTAGTAGCTTCAGCTGCCCATTTAACAAATTTAGGATTAGTCATTAATCTAGCTGTTAAATTAGCCGCCCCCATAACCATAGGTAGAGCTGCTAAGAACATTGGATTACCAGTTACTACTCCTGCACCTCCTCCAATTACTAAACCAACACCTGCTAGTCTATCTGCAGTACCAGATGGGTTTTTAAATGTTTTACCACTTTCTCTGATAATAGAACTTACTTTAGTTAAAGCATCTAAATCTTTAATCATTCCAGGACCGAAACCTTTACCATTAAATAAAACTTTTTTAGCTGCAGGAGATAATTTATTCCAATTGGTTAAAAATACTTCTGTTGAAAATCTACCTGTCTGCTCTACTCCTTCTGCTAATCCTTGACCTGCAGAAATTCTTCCCATTTTATCTAAGATAGTAGATAATAAAACTTTATATTGTGGAGCAGTAAGAGAAGATTTAACCGCAGCAATCCTTGTAGCACCTTCCGTTGAAGATCCCATTAAACTTTTCACAATGTTATCTGGATCTGCTTTATTATATATAGGTTGTAAAAAATCATCTAATTTTTGTAAACCTTTTTCATAAGTTGCATTTGCTCTTTGTAATGCATTAACTGCTTTAGGACCGCCTGTGTTTAATACACCAGCTTCAATATCTCTTGTAAGTGCTGCATACAATTGTTTTAATTGTCCTTTTTCAGTATTACCTATTAAAGTAGCATCAGATAATCTATCTCCAATTCTACTTCTCATAGTTTTTAAAGCTTCATAAGATAGTCTACCTACTCCATCTTTGGTTGCTAACTTAGAGGAGTCTTTTAATACTCCTTCAAATACATCCGCTATGAAAGGATTTTCTAAAAGTTTAGTTACTGTAGGAGCTCCTGCTATTGGTTTATTTAAATCTAATAACATGTTTTGTGTATTAGAAATATTAAATAAAGATTTAGGAGGAACGTACTCATCTACTTTATTAAACAATAATCCTGTTACAGATTTAAATCTTCCTGTCCAACTATCCATGGAGTTAACTCCATTTAACATACCTTTATCAGAAATACCTTTTTGAATAACTTGACCAGCAATAGTTTCATCTGGAATAGCTTGTTTAGCTATATCATCTAAAGTAGCACCTTCGCCAGCTAAGATTTTTTTTGATAAGTTAACTACTGATTTTCCAAAATCATCTTGAGCCTTTTGGGCAAATTGTGCAATCTTTCCAGAAGATCCTGGTATATTTCCCAAAGCTAATTCAATGGTTTGAATTCCTCTGTTTGTTGTAACTTGACCTAAACTAGGTTGCACTCCTGCATTAACAAAAGCCTCTAATCTTTGACCTGCTTTTGCAATAGCCTCTTTTCCTCCAGTAATACCGTATTTAAGTGTTTTAAATATCATAGGAGCTACTGCTTGACCCACCGAACCAAAAGCAACATCGGTTGCTCTTTGTCTAGCATACTCTTCTGGAGTTCGTAAAATTTCTGTACCAAACATTTGAGCCACTCTTTCAAATGCTTCTGCTCCTGCCGCCATACCTGCTCCAGATCCTACTATCGTACCCGCTCCTGGTGCAATCATAGATCCTCCAATGGCTCCTGCTGTAGATGCTAAAGCTTCTGTTATTTCTTTAGATGCATCAATAAAATCTGCAAAATTAGTTTTTTCTCTATCATCAAAAATATGTTTCTTACCTTTAGCATCAGTTAAGATATAATTACCATCTTCGATTTCTTGAACATCTGTATAAAATTTTTTTAAGGTTGCTAATTTAGATTCTCTATTAGGTGCTCCTTCTACTAAAAATCTTATTTTAAGTGGAGCTTCAGGTAAAGAACCTTCACCTGTATCAACGTCACCTTGTTTTAAGGTATTAAAATATTCTGATGGTTCATATATTTTAATTTGAGCCATTAATCCTCCTTAATTTCTAAAAATCTTCCATCTGGTAATTTATAGACATAAGTATCTTTTATTATTTTGTTACCATTAGGTGTAACAGTAGTTTGTTGTTTATAGTCGAATAACAAACTTCCTTTAGGTAGCTTGAATTGTTTGTATCCAGCTTTAATTGGAACTCTTCTATTATCTGTATCAATAAAAAGATTATTAGTGTTAATTTGATTAGATTTAATAACTTCGCTTTCTTCAATAGAAGTTCTAAAATTATCTATATTGGTTTGATAAGGAGCTAACTGTTTAACTGCTTCTTTAACCATTTGCATTCTAGCTTGTTCATCTAAAATACCTCCACCCCTTAGATAATTAAAGGTACCTCTTATAGCCGAAGGTACACCAGGTGCGTTCTTAGCAGTAGCAAATTCTCCTTCTCTAACAACTGAAGTAGGGTCTAGTAATTTCATATAGTTAAACACAAGAGCTATGTCACTAGCACCTGTTTTACCCTTAGATGCTTGAACAATACTTTTAATTTTACCGTTTGCATCATTAAATTCTTTAACGACTTTATTGCCGGTATAAATAGTTCTAAATTCTTTTTCTAAATCTGCTTTTGCTTTAGCCGCCTTAGCAGCTGGAGAGTTAGCAAGCTTTTCCGCTTCTGCTTTATCAATAGCAGCTATAGTTTTTAAAGCTTCAGGATATTTTTGAAAACCTGCTCCAAATGCTTTTGCTAAAGCACTTCCTTCACCTTCACCAGGTTGGATCTGTGCTCCCATTAAAGCAGATACAAATGGCTGTAGTTTAATAGCTCTTCGTTCTCCTACACTTAATCCACCTTCTTGTAGTTTTAATACAGCAAGTCCACCTTTGGTAGTAGACATAGCTTTTTGCTCTGCCAAATACTTATTTCTAAAAAGAGGTCTGCTTAATACTTTGTCCATTATTTACCTGACACTCCACTGTATGCAGCATACGCACCCAATCCTGTTCCAATAGATTGTGCTAATGGACTAGAAGTAGGTGTAGTAGTCGCAGTAATTCCAGATTGAGAAGTAGGACCTGCAGCATAAATATTTTTTAAGTATTCTAATCTTTGATAAGGTTCATATTGTTGCTGTAAGGTAGATTGTCTTGCAGCTTCCAATCCTTGTTGTGCAAGTTGTCTTTGTAAACCTCCTGCCGCCATTAATTGATTAATATCTCCTTGAGCCATAGCTTGTTGTGTAGTTCCAAGTTGACCTGCAGTTTGAGCTGCCTGTACTCCTGTTTGTGCTTGTAATTGTCCTCCTTGTAATCCAAGTTGACCTGCTTGTAATCCTGTCTGTGCTTGCAAAGCTTGATTTTGTTGAAAGCCTCTTAATGCATTTTCAAATGCAGTGCCTTGTGCTTGTCCGATAGCAGATAATGTTCGTCCTCCAAGTTCTGCTCTTTGCACTCCTTCTCTTCCACCACCAAAAGCACCAGATTGAACAGCTTGTTGTGCAATTTGATTTTGTTGCATTTGTGATTGTCTGTTAATCTCATCTGTAATGTACTGTTGATAAGGATTAAAATAATTTTGAAACTGTGCGGAAGTAGGATCGGTTGCTGCAGCTTGCACAGCACCTGCTCCATAAAGATTAGCTAATCCAGTAGCTTGACCAGCGGCTGTTTGCGCTCCTTGAAGAGAAGCAAGTCCTGATTGCACAGCAGGTGCACCAATACCAGTCGTCCCAGCGGCTGTTATACCCTGTTGTTCTAAAGTACTTAACGGAGCAACTTGTATAGCTGGTAATCTCTCTGGAGTTTGAGTTAGACTTCTAGCTAAGTCCATTAACTCTAATTTTCTTTCTTCAATACCTGGAGCTTCTCTAACAAATTGAGTTTGAGTAGAAGGAGCTGAACCTCCACCTCCGCCACCAAAGTATTGTGGTAATCCTGTTTCTTCTAATACAGTTCCATTACCACCATGCATAAGTAATAGTTTTCTTTCAAACTCATTAATATGTGCTAAGTGAATATCTTCTTGATGTCCTTTACCAGTAATGTCTTGATATAAACATTTAAATAATTCTACTTTGTCTTTAGTAGGAAAATGATTTAAAATTTCTTTTTTTAATCTATTAATATTCATAAGTTTCTTTCAATTTGTACGTGTGTTTTTTTAAATCCTTTTGATTTAAGTATACGTTCCCATCCTGGTCTTGCAAAGATCTCCATCTTTCTACAGCCGTTTGATTTAGCCCATTCGCATATTTGATCCATGAAGTTATACCAACGTTCAAACTGTTCACCAGTCGTAATCCGTAAGTCGCAAACTTTAAAATTAGGATACTTCCTAATTTCGGTAACACATACGCAAATAACTTTATTACTTTCAGATTCAATAGCCATCCATAATTGCATGCTACCTTCTTTAAGATATTCGAGTATATGTTCTGCATTATAACCTCCATTTGTTTCACAAGCCTTTTGCACTAATGCGTGTGCTAGAGGCCATACTTTTTCAATTTCTTCTTTACGAAACTGTACTAGCTCTGTTGGCATTGATTAAATCAAATACTCTTTTAAACCTTTTTTGTTGTTCGTAAAAAAATTTAGCACCTTTTTTTCTCATGTCATTAATATTTTTAGGATTAGCCCCAGCGATAATGCCTGCTCCTAAAACACCATCTGTTCTAGTTACAAATTCTCCATCCGCTAATTGTGCTAATACTGTATCTTCGTCTTTATCACCATTATGATCTTCTATATGTCCATTTACTCTCATGTAATTTTCCATATCGTCTTCGTCATGAGTATTTTTGGTAGGTAGATAACTTACTCCACCTTCATTAAATTTTTGTAATTCTGCTAGTCCGCCTGTGTTATATTTTTTTGGATAGAATGTTTTTTCTGACCATGCGTAAGGACTTTCACCAGACGATCCATATAGTTCTTCTGGACTTGCTACTTGCGCTACTTCTACTTCTTTACCTGTAGCTGGATCAATTCGTTTCATTGGTCCCCTTGCTTCTCTTAATTTAGGATAATTTACATTATAAGTTGGCATGTAGCTTGTTACAGGTTTTGGTTCAAATGCACCTGTTGCATATAGTAATAAAGGAAGACCAAACACAGTTGCTCCTTTAACTATTTTATCCATATCGTACTTACCATCTTTTTGAACCGATTCTTTAATTACTCCACCAGCTTTTGAAAGTAGATCTGATATACCATTACCTGTTCCTGGGTCTTTTACATTAGCGTCTTTAAGAATAGAAGCAACATCAATTCCTCCACCTTCTTGATCTCCACCAAAAGCTTTTTCTAAAATAGAAGCAACATCAACTGCTCCACCTTCTGTTTCCCTTGGATCATATAAACCTCTTCCCGCTTCTTGTGATTTTCTAATAAAGTCTGATATAGAAGTTGCTCCTTTAGATCGCATAGCCTCATCCACAGGACTAACACCTTGTGCAAAAGCATCTCCCATTCCAAAATTTCCTGTTAAATTAGAAAGTAAGCTAGCTTCTCCAGATTTCATTCCTAATACATTTGTAGCTACTTTTTGTGCTGCAAAATCTTTTGCTCTATCTTTTAATATTTGAGATAAAGACTGATTAGCAAATTGATTAGAAGCTTGTGTTAAACCAGCTTTCATAGCCTCATTACCAAAAATTTGTCCTGAATTACCACCTGGCATAAAAGAAGATACAGCAGTATTTAACAAAGAGCCTTTTAAAGCATCCTTTGTTTTGGCACCTTGTGCCTTGCTCATTAAAAAATTGGTGCCAAAGATGGCTAATAGTGTTAATGGATCCATAAATTTAAATACCTATTTATGTGATTTTATCTTATTTATCAGGTAGTATCAACTCATCAGCAAAACGACCTGTATACTGATGTTCTCCTACATGAGTTATATAATCCATAATCCAAGCATGGCATTTACCCCCTATGTCTTTCCATCGTTTACAGAAAGCAAAGTCTTCTCCTAAATAAGTGTGTTTTTCTTTGTCAAACTCTGTATCAAAGAAATTCCACATATGAGGTATTCTTTCATTTTTACCGTTAATTACTTGATCTTGATCAATTCGGAATTCTGGATAAGCCTCTATCAATTTAGTAAAAACTTCTCTTTTTATCAACATAAACCCTGTAGGAGAATGAGTTACTTCAATAACACCATTTTGAATTCTAATTTGATCACTATTTTCTACTTTAAAAGGATATCGGTAAAAAGCTTTGTTACGTAAATCTTTTACGGATTTAATTTTTTCATTTTGAATTCTATCAAATCCTTTATCCCAATTAATATCTTTCAAAGGATAAGGAATGGAGATTACATCTTTGTCACAAGCTACTAATCTTTCTGCAGCTCCTCCATTAAAAGATATATCCGAATCAATAAACAATAAATGAGAACAACTTGATTTTAAAAAAGCAGCTACACACATGTTTCTTCCTTGAGTAACCAAAGAGGATTTCATTAAATTAAATTGGATTTTTACCCCTTTCTTGTAACAATGTTTTTGTAATTCCAATAAAGATTGTGCATAATGAATAGATACTTCACTATGTACAGGTGTTGCTACAAATAAAGAATAACCTTTTTGTTCCGTTGGCCGTTGTTCGTTGTTAAACCATATAGGTTCATGATTTTCGGTCATTTACTACTCCTGTTAAAAAGTTTGTCCATTCATATTTTCTATTTTTCCAATGATAGAATTTTTCATAAAAGGATTGTTGAGATGCTAATAAATTTTGCATTCCTTCCGTATGTAGTTGTTTAGCAATTCCTTCAATTGCATACGCAAAACATTCTGCTAAGTTTTTATAATTTCTGTTATACTGAACATAGGTAGGCCATTCCGAACAAGTTTCATAAAGCGCTCCATAGTTAGTTACAATGCCATGTAATCCTGCTCCTAATGCTTCTATAGCGGATATACAAGAAGTTTCTTCCCAAATATTAGGATAAGCAAAAAGATGATAGTTAGATAGGTTATCCATAATTTCTTTATTCGATGCATATCCTTTATATACTACATTACTTAATTGTTTTGCTTGATCATATAAGGGTTGGTATAGTTCATCATTCTTTTGTTTAAACGCATCTCCATATACTTGAGTAGAGGAATATACATCTAAAGTAATTAAAGGATCTTTAATTAATTGCATAGCACCTAACAATACATTTAATCCTCTCCATGGAGTAGAAGTATAAATTAATTTTAAAGGTTGCCCTTCTTGATATACGGCTCTCCCTGGAAATCTATCAATAGCATTTTTAATAACCGTACATTTGTGAGAAGGTAAATCAAACATCATACGATATTTTTCTACGCACCAATGTGAATTAAACACGTACCAATCATATTTATCATGATTAGTTTTGTCTTTAAACCAAGGAGCTATATTAGGTTGATCGTAAGAGTTTTGTTCCCAAAGGATATTAATTTTATCTTTTGCTAAAGGTATTTTTTCTGGTACAGAGGTGGTTATTTGAAACTCATGTAATAGATCATTGTCTACGTATTTATACAACAGTTGGTACTGCAGTTCCGTTCCACCTAATGGATCCATGTTCTATTTTGTTTCGCCAAATAATTTAAGATGAGCCACAGTAACAGCTAAATCTTTTTGAATATCTTCTTCGGTTGTGTCTGTGTTTGGATTAGCTATATCTTGTTTAGCCTCTTCCTCAGAAGTATATACGATTCCTGTTTTTTTATTTTTTACAGTTACTTTGGTAGGACAATGAATAATAGGTATTTGCTTACCATCTACGATTTCATATCCTTTTATGTATTGTTCTTCTATTTTAATATCATCTGTCATACGTATTATATAATGTTTTTTGTTTTAATTGTCTACCTTAAAAAGGAGAACCCTGGCCTCTCTCCGAATATTTCTTTCCTTTGTGTTTTTTACTATGTCTACCAGGACGTTTTTTTCTTTTGCTTTTAACAAAAGTATTAACACCAAATCCTTTAGCTTTTTTAGCCATTTTGATCCGATCTGTTTATTTCTAATATAGAAACCATTCCTGATACTACGTTTGCAGAGTTAGCCATAATTCGTAAAATATCATTTTCTTCTAATATCACAGGCCCTTGAGCCATATTTAATGTAGCATTAGCCGATACGTTACTGTGAGATATTTCATACTCTGCTGCTGCAGAATAATCATAAATAT